TTGTCATCTTGTATTTGTGCGTTAGTAATACTCAACGTAAAAAATAATACTACCGCTAATTTATTCATTTTAAAATAATTTTCTTTTTCTTAAATTTAGTTTTGTTCGTTTTTTATTTAAATCTAGTTTTGGCCATTTTGATGGATTATCTTTAAATTTTTCTTTTGCTTTTTTAATTCTTTCTTTTTCTCTTTGCTCTATTTGCCAGTCTTCAACACCAAAATCTCTTTCACTCCAACCAAGAGCAGTCATAACTCTTATCGGTAAACCATGATCATTATTAAAAGACGAGCTTATATTATTGTATTTTCTTACAGCTCTGTCTAATGGTATGTTAGTAAATGCGTTTAGTATTGAAGCACCTGCTAATAAAGCTGGATTATCTAAGCTAAATCCTTTTTCTGCTATTTCATCTCTTTCCCAGCTTAATGTTCTAAGTCCACCTCTTAATTTTGAAACTTTTGAAGATATAGGCGGTGAAAAATCTAATATTCTAGCAGCAGAATCTTCAAACTTTGGATTAGCTTTTTTACTTTGTCTTTGCAAACTTATTATTACATTTTTTATAGCATACGCGCCTGCACCTACATATCCAGATCCTCTAAGTAATGAATCTAGCATACCATTCGCTGTGTTAAATAATTTTTCATCTCTAAACTTTTTCTTTTGTTCTTCATCAAAAGTATCATCATCTGTAAACGCTATTGCAAAAAGCGCTTGTTGAAGAGCGTTGAATATAAAGTTTTGTATAGTACTATAATATAATATTTTACTTATATGACTTCTAGCATCACCTCTTCTATTTACTAAATCAGAAACAGATTTTTGTATTAATCTGTTGTACTGCATAGGTGTATTTGCAAAAGCTAAAACTACTCTACCTAAATCAGAAGCTTGTTGCATACTAATTCTATCAGTTCTACTAGACTGTTGTGTTTCTTCAGCTATTTCTTGAAAATCTAAAAAAGCTCTTTCTTCTGCTGTTTTTTGATCAAATCCTTCTTTTAAATAAGTGTTTATTCTATTTCTGTACATAGGCGCTCCACCTGTAGATATAGCTAAACTATCTGCTATTTGAGTAAATATAAAACCTTTTCTTAATAACAAAGCTATTATTCCTCTAACGCCACCTTGTCTTGAAGCGTCTGCTAATTCTGACTCTGCTACATTTATTCTTAAGCCTTGCCTACGTTTAAGTAGCATTGGCGAATTCATTAAAAATTTAACATCTTTAACATATTGTGGCACATTAACAATAGCTTTACCAGCTTGATATATATTATTATCACTCCAATTTAAGAAATTTACATTAGAAATTAACTGTAAAGCGGCAGATCTTGTGTTTAAAAACATTATAGCACCTACAGATCCATTAACCCAATCCATTAAATCATTAGTTATAGAGTTTCCAGTATTAAGTCTATTTACACCAGACTTCATTCTATCTAATATATGTCTTAAAGAATTAACATAAGCTGTACCAAATTGAGCTTCAAGTTTGTTTATATTTTTATCAGAAAATATTATATCAACATTTTGCTGCCACTCTTCTAAATATTCAGATCTATTTACTGTTCTCATGCCTTCTCTTATATCTGTAGTAATAGTTCCAGCTTGCCAATTAGCATCAGGTTTTGGATATGGTCTACCTTTTTGTATATTTTCAAGACTATTAGCAAATGATTTAAGTTCTGAATCTTTATTTATAAAATCATTTATTTGATTTAAATCAGACTTTGATAAACCTTCTATTTCATAACCTTGTTTATTCCATATATAAACTCTTACAACATCTGAATAAGAAAAACCATCAATAGCTTCTTTATGTAAAGTTTTAGGAATACTTGGATATAATTTTTTTAATTGCTTGTAATCTTGACCAACACTAATTTCATCTCTAGCTATAGCTGCTTCTGCTTTAGCAAATGGTCTAAACAACTTTTCTTCAAACCATTGTTCAGCAATATCACCTTCTCTACCTTTTGGTGTTATATGTTTTATTAAACCTTGAAAATCTTGAGTTGAAAAAGGCATTATTAACTTTAAACCTTTACCTCTGCCTAATCTTCTAGATTTACCAGCAGAATATTCTTTAAACCAATCAACACCTGTTTTTTGCTCTATTATATCATTAAACTGTCTATCAACTGCATTTGTTCTACTTAATAAAGCTTGTTGTACATCTGATTTAACATCTGCTTGATCTAACACTTGTTTAACAGCGCTGACATTTTTTAAAGCATCATCAGCAAAATAAAAATCGTTATAACCTTCTGATACTTTACCTATTACCCAGTTAGCTTTTGCTTGTGGTCTACCATCTTCTAGACCAGTTATATTTTGTAAAGGTATATTTAAACCAATGCCTTTTAAAAATTTTTGTATTGCTTTTGCAGAGGCTTGAGGTCTTGCTGTTAAAACAAATATATCGCCACTACCAAACTTACCTTGACGTTTTAAGGCTAAATCAGCAAGTGGTCCTTTTGTACCTTCAACAACTTTGTTAAATTCACTAAAATCAAAAGTTGCACCTTGTAGCTCTAGTTGTTCAGATTTAGCAGCAAACTCAGTAGCATTTATTTTACTAGTTTTACCATCAGGCATAGTAACTAAAATCATGCTTTTAGTTTGAGCAAGTGTGTCGTCAAAATCAAATACACTTATACCTTTTTTAGGTCTGTTAACTGTTTTAGAAAGCGCAACTGCTTTATCAATTTTAGCTAGTATATCTATTTGATCATATACGTTGTCTACATTAGCAGTTGAAACAGATAATAATGCATTAGAGTTTTTAGCCGCATTTTGTTTTTTAACAGCATCTTTAGCTGCGAATCTATTTATTATTTGTTTAGCTTTAGATTTAGATATTCTTTCAAATAAAATATCTAACATTAGTTCTTTTTGTTTAGCAACTACAACATCTGATCTAAGTTTAGGTGGAACATTTACATTAAAATGCTCGGTCATTGTTTTGTTTTTATCTATTAACAAATACCTATTAGGATTAAATCTAGTAAGTCTTGGGTCTAAATATCTAGCTATTGAAAATAATTCAACTTCAGTACCTTTTATTTCACCTTCTGCTAAAGCTTTCATTAAATCAGAAAAATCTTGCCCCATTTTTTTACCAAGAGCTACACCACCTTTAGCTTCAGCTGCTCCTAATTGTCTATCTGTAAGATATTGTAAAGCGCCTTGCATATAAGTAGCTGTTATTACACGAGCATATTTACTCATTATATTATCTCTAGCGTATAATAAAGAGCTTCTACCAATGCCAACTGTTACACCTGTATGCTCTTGTGTTACTTCTTCATCAAATATTGGTGATTTGTTGTCATCAACATATATAAAGTTTATTCTTGCGCCAACTCTTAAAAAATGATCCATTTGATTTTGAGCATCATTTATAATCTCTTCAAACGCAAAAATTTCCTCTGCTCTTGTAGTTTTTTCTTTACCAGTTCTTTTTCTATTTAAAAAACTTTGCACATCTTCAAAATACCCTACATAATCTCTAGCTTTAGCAACTTGCTCTTGAGCATATTTAACTGGATTTGCAAGAACTTTATTTATAAATTCTTTAGTTTGTTTTTTATTTTTAGAGTAATTATCTTTTTGAAAAACTTTATCAATGGTTTTACCTTCGCTAACACGTTGCATACCAACTCTATTGTCAAAGTCTTCTGTTGATTCAAATATACTTCTACCGCCGCCATTAGTTGTAGCAGCCCTAGTATCATTAATCCATTGAGGGTGCATTTCAAAAAATTGACTTTGAACATCTGCAACTATCTGTATTTCATTTGTATCACTAAATCTACTACCTCTTGAAAAGTTTTCAGATGTTTTATTTTTTTGTTTTGCTTGTCTACCGGATACATCACCTTTTTTTAATCCAAAGCCTTGTTGAGAATAATTTATGTCATTAACAGTTTTAGACAATAATGCTTTTGGCTTACCAGCTCTAATAGCTTGTTTTCTCGCCGGTGTAACAGTTTCACCTTCTAAAAAGTTAGTCATCATCTTATCAATAAGATTCATGTAACCTTTTAACTTTTGGCCTATAGCTCTATCATAAGTATCAGGTTGACCTTTTACTATACCAAACTCTGCATTAAAATTTTCAGGTGTATTAACTTTTTCTTGTATTAATTCTTTTACGCCAACTTGAGATGTTACACCCTTACTTCTTCTACCAGTTGATTTATAAAAAGATTTTAACAATGATGATTTTATTTTTATAGATAAACCTTTTATGTCTCTTTGAGTGTCATCTGGTATTACATTTTCAGGTGGTAAAAATAATCTAGAGTCAGGATTTGTTTTAATAAAATCTTGTATTTTACCAGCTTCAGACTTTATAATCATACCAACTGTTGCATCAGGATAAAATTCTTTTATTTTATTTAAGTTTCTTTCTGTAACGATTTCATCTTTATATGTTAAGTTTTTTGCGTCGTCTCTTAACTTAGCTAAAGGTACACCAGTTATTTCTGATAAAACTTCTAATCCCAAACCTGAATCAGCTATAGATTTAGCTGTTCTAGATTTTAATTTTTCTTTAACAAGATCAACATATTTTTTTCTAAGTACAGGATCTTTTATTATACTAGTTGGATTTATTTTTCTACCTTCAACATCTTCAACTATATTAGTTTCACCAGGTAGACTAGGTAAATCTTCACCAACTACATTTTTAATTTTTTCTAAATCAAGATTATCAAAGTTATCTACAATAGTAGGGTTGTTTTCAAACGCATCTAATGAAGCAAATTTAATTCTTTGATTCATATATCCATAAAGCTGACCAGTACCATTAAACTTGTTTAAATCACCTCTAAATAACAACTCAGCTAATGTTTGAGCTGTGTATTCATTTAAGTTCATTTTTAAACCTTTACCAATTAAAGCTTTACCTTTAGCCTCAACCATGCCTTTTAAGGTTTGTTGTATAGATCTTTCACCTTCTTTTATATTTTCAAGAAATTTAGCTTTATTAAAACTACCGTCGCTATTTGTAGTTCCTTCTTGAAAATTATTTAATTCATCTCTAGCTTTAGCAGCTTGTCTACTAATAGATTTAGCAGCCTCTTTATCTTCACCTCTTTCATCTTGAACTACACCTGTGGTTTGTTTACCAGCTTGAACATTTAAACTATAGTTTTTAACAAAATCAAAAACATCTTTACCAGTGTTAAATTTAACATTTCTAAACGCTGGTATTTTTCTAAATAAAGGCTCTATTACAGTTCTACCTATATTCTCAAAAAAACCTTCGTCATAAACAATATCACCTTTTACAATAGCATCAGAAAAAGCTGTTAAATATTCTTCAGCATATTCTGATATATCACGTGTATTGCCTTGTTCATCAATTTTATAATTATCATCTATACGTTTTTGTACAATTTTATGAAAACCTCTTTTTTCAAGCTCGGTTTTGAACTCATTTATTAATTTAACCCTTTGATTTGGATCAAGTAAAGAATTTTGTAATATTCTGTGTAAAAGTTCGTGACTACCAACAGATATAGCACCTTTTTGTCTAGCAACTGTTTCGTTTATATATATTTGCCCGTCAACAAAAGCGCCATCAGCACTAGCGTCTTGACCACTTTTTTCAGCAAATTCTTCAGGTGTTTTAGCAATAATAGGGCTTTTATAGCCCCTATCTTTAGCATAATCTTTAGTAAACTGTATGTTTTCTTGCAAACCTAACTCATTTGCTACAGCTTCGGCAAAAGAATAATATTTACTATTTTTATTTTTTAATTTAGTTATTACGCCTTTATAATAAGCTTGTTGTCTAGGGTTTAATTTACCATTTTTAATATATAAAGCGGCGTCGTCAATACTTGTTAAATTTTCTAAATATTGTTTTTTAAGAGACGGATTCATTTGCTCTACAATTTTACCAACTTTTATTTTATTAGCATATATTTTATTTTGTAAAGCTTTAATTTCACTAAGTATACTTGTGTCTTTAGTTTCTTTATATATTGAGTTTAATTGATTTATTCTATTAGCTAAAGATTTATTTTCTTTTTTAATATCATCCGGCGTCATTCTTTCATACATCAAGTTAGTTTGGTTTTGTGTTAAAGCAACTTTACCACCAATACCACCACCAATAAGAGATGATATTAAAAATGTATCAAAAGTTCTTCTTAATAAAGCGCTACCATCAAATTCACCATTTTCATCATAAAATCTATTTATATTCCACATTTGATCAATCATGTTATTGATTTCTTGAGCAGCAACTTCAGAAGAACCTTCATAAAACGCGCTTTTAGCAATTTTACCTAAAATCATTTTATGACCAGTTTTAAAAACTTCATCTAAATTATCTATTTTACCACCAAAAGTTTTATATAAACCTCTACCCAAACCTCTCGTTACAGCTTCTGAAGCTAATTCTACACCACCTTGTAATAAAGAAGTAGCAAACATACTAGCTCCTCTTTCATCAGGATTATATTTAGATAATTCTTCATAATGTTGACCAGTAGCAGAAGTACCAATTAAAGCCATACCACCTGGACCACCATATATAACTGCGAGAGCAGATGGAAGCGCGCCAAAAAATCCATCTACAGTGTTTTCAATACCAGTTACAACATTACCTTCTTGAAAATTTTGAAGAATACCTTTATCATAATCGCCGCCTTTTTTAACAAAAATATCTGCAGCCTCGCTAATTGTTTGAAAAGTATTGTCAAAACCAACTAATGCATCAGCTGGACCAGTAGTTATTCCGCCACCTGGTAAAGCCGCTATTCCACCTCGCTGCGTAATAGATTGTGAAAAAAAGTCAATAAAAGCTGTTCTGTTTTTAGGATTTTTTAATTCTTCTCTTACAGAGTCATCTGTAACAAATTCAGGTATTATATAATCATAAGCAGCTCCGTATAAAGCGTCATATAATCCATAACGCATATCTAGCGCATTTTCAGGTATATTTGCAAGACCTCTAACAAGAGATGCTCCTGCTGACACTGGAGTTGTTGCTAAAGTAGTAATTTCTTCTTGACCAACACTTAAACCACTACCTGGTATAGCTGTTGCTATAGGCATAGTTGGTCTTTGAAGCATAGTTTGAACACCAAATTTAAAAGCATCCATAAAGCTACCTGTTTCAGCGACTTCTTTTCTAGCATTATCTAGCGCGGTATTTAACATACCACCACCGATATCTTCTTTTTTAGTAGCCGCAGGATATTTTCTAAAAAACTCTTCTTTTTCTTCATCACTGAAGATAGAAATATCAATCTCTACGCCATCTAACATGTAGATATCTTCAAGCATATTTTATTTTTTTAAACTATTATATTGTTGCTGTATTAATTTATCTAAACTTTCATCCATTACTATTTCGCCTTCTAAATCTAAGTTTGCTTTATCAATACGTTTGTAAGTAGCTTCTTTGTAATCTTCAAAGCTCATACCTGGTTTATATCTAGCATATGGTATACCAGTGTCTGTAGCTGTTATAAATACATCATTAATATCAAGAGCATCTTTTCTAATAACTTGTTGTAATATAGCTGATTCAAAGTTTTCTACAACTTGAGGCATTGCAATAGGTGACTCACCTTTATCGGTCATTATGTTAGTATTTATTATAAGATTTGGCTTATCTTTATTTTCATCATAAAACTTAACTATATCTTTATAACCTTTTAAATACAGATCATAATTAGCTTGGCTACCAAACTCTGCTACTATATCTTCTGGTTTAGTAATAGCTTCTAATCTAGTTATTTCACTATTTGCGTTAGCAACGTGAGTTGCAGCAAAATCAACTTTACTCATAAAGTTAGCTAATAACGGTCTAGAAGCTTCTGGTATATTGTAAGCTGTAGGATTATTTTTAATATCTTCTAAATTAGCCATAGAATTATAAATAATTTTATTACCAGATATAATTCTGTTTTTATCAAATAAATTAGTTATTCTAGTAACTTTATCAATATATTCAGGTTGTTTTTCTACTTTAGGTCTTTTTCTGTTGTTAACAAATACACCGTCTTTAAAACTACCTTGCTCAACTAATTTATTAATAAGATAGTTTTTTATTTCTGCATTTTGATCTGCATTATTTGGATCGTAACTACCAACAACACCAGCTATTTCATCTTCATATATTTTTTTACCACTCTGTTGTATAATTATATCTAAATTTTCATTAATAGCACTATCGTCAGAATTTAAATAGTCTCTTACACCTTTTTCATTTAAAAAGAAAGCATCATGATCATCAAGATTAGCATCTTGTCTTTTTTCTAATTGTATTTTTTGATTTTTAGCAGCTGCAACTATTTTTGTTAATGCTTGCGTAAAATTAGAATCAGTAGTGTTCCATTTAGTATCAACTTTAAAATAGTTTTCATCTAACATATAATTAGATACAGCTTCTTGTTTAGTAAATACATTGCTAAAATCAGGAACAAGACCAGCGCCAGCTTTAACTTTAGATAAATCAGTTGTAGTAAGAGATATAAATAATTCACCGTCTTTATCACTTAATTCAAAATGTTCATCTATTAAAGCGTTTGCTCTATGATAATTATCTAAAGAACTACCAGTTAAATTATTAACATCCATGTCTTTAAAATTCTTTTTTAATGAAATTCCTTTTTGTTTTACCGCTAACAGTTGTTGAAGCAAACCGTTTAATTGATTTTTAGTATCAAGATATTGCTCTAAATTATCTGGATTACTAACTCTAAACTGTTCGTTATCTGCAAATCTATCTACTAAACTTTGAATATATTTATCAGTTTTATCACCAAATTGATTTTGTAATTGAGTAGCAGCATATTTAAACTCAGAATTGTTTTTAGCAATAGTTATATTGTTTTTTTGCTCTTGTAGTTTGTTTTCTTCAACTTTTTGCACAACTTGTCTACCAACAGAAGCTATACCAGCTACTACACCTGCATTAGGATCTTTAAACTTTACTTGTTTTGGCTGAGCATATGCTCCGTAGTTAAATTTTGTTGCTTTTATTACTGGTAATGCCATAATTATCTTGGTTGAGGGGTTAATAAAGTTTTTGCAATATCAAAAATACCACCAGCTACAGGACCACCAACAGCGCTAATAACTGTACCAAGTAAGTTGCCTCCAGAAGCAGCTGCATCCATTTCTTGTTGAGCAAACTGTTGTGACATAGCTGATAGTCTAGATATATCAGCAACGTCTCTTTGTTCTTGCGCATCAAACATATATTGTCTACCTAATATATCTGCGTTTTGTAGTCTTTCAGCTTCACCCATACGCATTTTTATTGCTTGTTGTTCGCCTTGAGCTCTTAATTGTTCGTTTCTAGCCTCTTGTTGAGCAATACTAGCAGATACACCCGCTTTACTTCTTAGCGCGGCTTGTGCTAGTGTTGTAGCGCCACCCGCGCCAGCGCCTGTTGCTCTTAATGTATCTAATGTGCTTGCTAAAGCTAAATCAGCTTCTTCAGCTTGAAGCTCTGCAGCTGCTGTAGCTACTTGCAAATTAGCAAAAGGATTGCTAATCATACCAGATAAATCACTAATATTAGCATAAGGGTTGACAATAGGTTGTCTACTAGCTAATTTAGCATTTAAAGCTCTTTGAGCTTCATTAAATCTGTCTCTTGCGTCGTCTGCAGCACTATTTCCGAATAATCCCATTTTAATTAACTTGATGAAAACACAGCGTTATGTGATACTGAGAACAGTTCAGCTTGTGTTGTTTTATTATTTTCTAATTGTACTTTTGTAAAAAATCCTTTTATACCAGATACATCTATACCAACAACTTGACCGCTATAATTAGTAGGCGTATTGTTTCTTAAATGACCATAGTATTTATTTTCTTTTCTAACAAAGTTTACAGGTATTGTTGAAGCTGAAACAGAAGTGTCATTGGCTAGTACAGTATAAGCTGCATCACCAGAGTCTGTAACAGATGTATTCATTTTCCAACCTGTAGTTCCTTCGTAGTTTATTGTATGAAAGTTTTTTACAAGTGATGGACTTTGATTAGATACTAAATCAATAGTACTAACAAAAGGCCTACCGTAAAAAACATTTCTAAGTTCGTTAGCGTAGTGCTCGTATATATCTATATTATTAAACGTATAATATCTAGTGTTTAAGCTAAATGAAAAATTAGGTATATATGAATAAAAACTAACCCAACCGTTAATTCTATCATCAAAAGATAATGTAACACTATCATCTTGATCAGTTCCTTTTTGCAAAGATACTGTATATTTTTTATTATGCTCGTCAAAAGCACCGTGTATTACACCGTATTTTTTTATATTATCTTTAAAATAATCTGACATGCCGTATTCTGATATAGTAGTAATGCCATCTTGTGATAATCTTAATACAGCTGATCTTGATTTATCTACAAAATATTTTCTTCTACCGTATACAGCAAAACTTTCAGGATTTTTACTAATACCAAACCTACCAGTATAAGGTATTATTTGACCAATAACTTTAGCGCCTGAAACTGTTAAAGCTTGGCCTTCAGCTGTAAATATAGCGTCTTTATCAATTAAAGCTCTATTAACTTTATCTTCTTGAAATATTATTAAATTAGTATCTTCAGAATATAATTTTTGTATACTACCATCAGCTATGTCTACAGCTCTAGTTATCGGTTTACTTGAATTAAACTGATTTGTATTATTAACACCTGTTTTTGTATTAAATATACCTGAAAATGTCATAGCATTAGATCTGTGGTTTATATCATAGTTTTCATCTGTTATATAAGCTTTTACACCAAAACCCATAAAATCTTCGTTAAAACCACCTTTTATTCTTGACTCTTCAATATGATAATCACCAGCTTTAGCACTACCTGATAAAGTTTCAGTAGCTATAAAACTACCATTTACATCAAGTGGCAACTGAACAATACCTGTTTCTGGCTTCAATACTATTGAGTTAAAATAAGATATTTCAAGTGTGTACGCCATTTTATTTATATTACATATTTATATAGTAGTTTACAATGTACCTATTGCAGTAACAACGCCGCTTGAATCAGACACAAATGACTGGTTACCAGTTCCGTTAAAAGTTAAAGACATTGTGTAAAACTGATCACTACTATTAAATACTTGATTTGGATTTATATTTTGATATACAACATCACCAACAGCTGGTAAATCACCATCACCGTCGTGCCATAATTGCACGGTAGTTTGTTGATTTTGAGCTGCAGTAGCTGAACTAAAACCGTTTTCAGAAGCATAAAAAGGCTTAAATTCACTACCTATTACATTTATAATAACCTCAACAGTGTTAAAAACAGCGTCATCATCTGAATCAAAACTAACACTAGAGTCTGTTAAACCACTAGGTGTTTGAGTTTGATATTGTTCTGCGGTTAAATCAGATGGAAAAGTTGCTGAATTAGTAGTATCGTTAACTTTAACAATAACAGTGTCTGTACCCGTTAATAATTGGTTATTTCCAGATAAATACTCTAAAATACTTATTTTGCCATTATCTGGATCTATTTGATATTTACCTGTTGTTAATGTTTGGCTTTGTATTTCAAAAGCAGGTACCGTAGGTTCAATACCTAATATACCTGATTGTGTTTCTAAAACACTACCATTTTCAGCTTGCATAGTTACTATTTCTACGTTTAAAGGCTTGTTAAACGGCACGCTAATAGGATCTGGTGGCTTAATAAAGCTTGGTGGTATATTTTTTAAATATAATATTTTTGATTGAGTAAAGTCTTCATCTGCAAAATTAGAGTTTATAGTAAAATCTATAACTTCACCGTTTTGACCAAAAAAGTAATTAGTATTTTGTGTTTTAATTTTATAAAGACCATTGTTTTCTTCTATTATAAAATTATCACTTACATCACCGTTTACACTACTTTGAGCCGACTGTATAGTTAAAACAGCGTTTTGTTGAGCGCCACCATCGTTAAATGCCTTAACTTCAGCAACAAATTGACCTATTGAAGTAGCTTCTGTGAGCCCAGTGCCACCATCATTTAAAAGTTCAAATATTTGTATATCTGTTATACCTGTTAATGATGTTAAAATAGAAGTATTTAAATCTGAAACAAGACCGGCTGTAGATGTTTCATAAAATATATCTAATTTAGAATTAAAAGGTTCTGTTTCAAAAACAGCTAATTTACCCATTTTACTATATATTACGGGTATTTCATCACCACCAGCATCAGTTTGTATAATATCTGATACAGAAAATTTAGCTAATAAGCTGTTAGTAACAGCTGAAGGCGCAGTGTTGTCACCTGGATCTCCAGAATAAGTATTAAAAAATAAAGGTCCAAAGGCCCCCATTTGATTACTATCTGTAACAACAAAGCCAAAATCAGTTACACTACCTATTTCCATCACATCAAATAAATCACCGCTAGATAAATAATTAATTCTTGTTCCACTTGAAGCCGTATTAGTGTTAATAACTTTTGGATAAAGCCTAACATTACTACCAGCTATATCAGTGTCTTTATTTACGTCTGTTAAATCTCTAGGAACTTTATTTACATTGTCACCATGTAAAGATATAAAACCTATATTAGTAGTAGCTCTACGCACACCATAAGTATAAACGTTATGATACTCTTGCTCTTGTTGTTTTACAACTATTCTGTATGAATACCAACCGTATGGATTTGAATCGCTATATACATTATCTATAGGTTGTTTAAACGATATTCTCAATACATCGCCCCAGTTTTCAGTGTTAGTTGTACTTACTGAATAATCTTGCCATTGTGAAGAATTAAATGTTTGAGGGTCTCTAGCTGCAGAATATATAGTTGATCTTTCAGTAGAGGTTGCGCTACTATTTGATTTAGGTAATAAAACAGGTGATTGTCTTCCAAATATATCAGATAATACAACACCTACTTGATAAGTTCTTCTTGATTTTAAATTGTGATATTTATATTCTTTATGTAAGTTATCGTCTTCACTACTAGTGCTAGAATTTTTTGTAGCTCTATCTATATCATAATCTAGAACAGTATTTGATAAAGACCTTTTATTTGTATAGTTACCATATATTATTCTATTACCTGTAGCCTCTTGAGCTCTAGCTCTTAATGGAACATCATCAAAAACTCTAGTTATTTGATCTTCTGGTAAAGTTTTAAAAGGCTCTAATGATTTATATGTGTAATTTAATATACCATTGTTAATAGAAGCATCTACTGATTTTATATCCTCAACAACTCTAACAGATAAATCACCATCAACTCTTGACAATATTTGTATATTTGTAATTTCAAAATCTTCTAAAACACTTGAAGAAGTCGAAGGCATTTGAATTTTTAAAACAACTTTATTTATGTTGTTTACCATTGATGATACTTCGCCTGTTTCAAATATTTTAGATATATCACGATCTGATAATCCAGTAGAGTCGTCAGCGTAAGTTTTAGGTAAAAATACAGGTTGAGTAAAAGGAGCCATTGTAGAATATTCTTTGTCTTTATACTTAAACCTATAACTAAATCTAACAAATTGATCTCTTAAAAATATAGAATCAATATCAGCATCATTGCTCATAGTTGAGTTATTAGAAGAATCTAATAATCTTATTGTGTAAAAAGGAGCATATTTAGCTACACTTATTTTTTGTTCATTACTGTAATATGTTGTATCAGATATAGCTCTGTCTATGTTTATTTTTCTAGGTTGATTTAGGTTGTCAGTAAAGAATAATAAATTACCTATAATGTTAGTACCTGTTATTAAATAATCTTTACTAAAATTTAAAAAATGACCTTTAACTATAAGTTTTGGTTGACCAAATCCAGATTGTTGATCCCAATAATATATAGCGTGAAAAGTTGTAGAGTCTGCAAGAGGATTACCACTTGAGCCAGGAGGTCCGATAGTATCTGATAAAACACCTGTTGATCTGTCTGTTACAAAGTAAAAAACTCTTTCTTTTTCATTATCTACGTGTAAGCCTATAACTTCAGCTTTTGGATTATCGGCAATAATATTTAAAGTTTCAGGATATGCTAAAACATTTCCTTTTACATTTTGTACAACACCTACATCAGAGTCGTCAGATCTACCAACAGTTACGTTTAGCGCATCTCTATATTGTCCATTAGGCAATAAACGATCATCAAGATCTTTGTTCATTTTACCTTGGACAAAATTATTTTTAATTTCAGGCATGCGTTAATTTTTTATACGTTTAGTTTTACCTCTCATTATTTGAGTCATTTCTTCAAGATTAAGCTTAGATAATCTTAATTTAGCGTTACGCATAGCAGCTCTTCTTTCTTTTTTAAATCTTTGTACTATAAATTCTGGTACATTTCTTTTTGCAGCAATTATGTTAAAAGCTACATGTTTATATAAAGCTTCTTCTGCAAACTTATGTATTTTCATTTCAGCATCAGTTCCTAAACTATCAGAAACATACTCTAATATTATTATTTTACCAGATAAGTCACTACTAAAATTAAAGCTACCAGTTCTTTCGTTTATAGTAAAATAACCGTTTATTTGTTGATGTTGAGGCTCTAATCCATATCTTCTACCACCTATATAATTTAAATATTCATCAGTTCCTATGTAATAGTCATCTTCTGAAGCTAAATTACCAGTTATATTATTTGTATCAAACTCTTTCCATTTATCTTCAATATGTGAGTTGCTGCTTTCAATTACATCACCAGCATCGTCGTATATATACTCAAAATCTCCGTCTTGAGCTGGCATTTGAGTAGGATTAACGGTTAAAGTAGTAGGATATATAATTCTTTTAACACCATCATCACCAGCATATGTTAATTTAACATAACTAACGTAATCTTGTGGCATTGCTAATGATAATGAAGGTCCTAGCTCAACTTCTATAGCTTTTACAGTTTTTAATATATCGTAGCTAAATTCTTGTAAACCTCTTTTAGCATGAAATATAACATCTGATTTTCTAACGTTGTCTATTAGCTTACCATCGCCAACATAGCCAATCATAAAGCCATTAATAATATTTGCTAAAGAAGTATATCTGTAATTACCAAGATTATCGCCTTCGTAATACGTTTGTTCGCTTGTTGTACCTAATAATCCCATTTATATTAATTTTCTGTTCTTGTTTTAATAGCATCTTCTCTACTAGCAACTTGAGTTACTGATAAATCTTTTATTACAACACCAGCGTATTTTAATATACCTAATATTAAATCAACTTCACAGCTTGGGTGTAGCTCAAAGTCTGTAAAATTACCAACAGTATTATCAAAAGTTAAAGCACCTGTACTAGAGTCTGTAGTATGACCCCAATTAGGATCGACTGGTACTGATATATAATCCATTTGTATAGTTGACAAACTACTAGGATTTACTGTTATAGTACTACCTGTTATGTAATATATAGGAAAAGTAGTTGAAGGAGTTGTTAATGGCGAAGATAATAAAAAAGTTAATTTAGACTTTTCTATTCTTTCAATATCTGTAGTTCTACTATCTGCAGACACGTTTATAATATTATAAAATGTAGGTAAAGTTCCTACACCGCTAGTTAATGATATGCTTTCTGTAGCATAAAAAGGATCTATTTTATCCTGTATTTTTTTAGGTATATCAGCATAACCTTCACCGCCTCTGCCGGCGCTTTGAGTAGCTATAGCTCTATTGTATTCATAAAAAGCTTTATCAAGCAAGTCAAGCTGTACTTGAGAACCAATTTTATTAAACTCGCCAGGCGTTAAAAATCCTCTGGATTCTTTATTAAGTATTGATAATACTTTAGTGTATACTTTATCTACTGATATTGCCATTTTATATTTTATTATAATCACTGGCCCTAATTAAAGGGCCGTGATCATTAGTTGTTAGTTTAATCTTTTTTGTATAGATTTATAAACTTCAACACCTTCGTCTGTTTTAAGCCAAGCAGCAAAAGCGCTATATGGATTTTCATCAAAAGGTACTTCCATTAATTTTCTGCCAGTTGATCCCCAAGAAAAACTTCTTTGATCTTGTGATAATTTTATAATACTCATTTCGTTTGCTTTAACAGCTAAGTTTCTAAGTACAACATTTTCATCATTTACAAGTTCTAAAAATAATATAGGGTTTTGTCTAGCAAATAAATATAAATCTCTTTTTAATTCAGCTGAACTCATATTACTAACAGCAGAACCTAGTTCAACTCTTAATATAGCCTCAGCTTGATCTATTTCAAGATTAACTGCTGTGTTTAAAGCTTGCATCTCTACTTCAATACTAACAAGATCTTGTTTAGCTTCTTTAACTTGGTCTCTTTCAGTGTAAACAATATCTTTTTTAGGGTGATATAGTGATAACATTTTTTGAAGTGGTTGATTTGTTTTTGGAACATACAACACACCTTCTTCAAAAATAATATGCTCTAATATAGCGTTTGAATCTTGTTCATCTATAAAAACAGATTTTTGGTTACTTGAGTAACGCATTTCTCTGTTATATCCTTTTTCTTCATCAAACCATAATAATGGTTTTTTTTGTGTTGATTTTGATTGTAGTACGTAAGTTAGAGGTTCGCCTCTACCTTTTAAATAATACATTCTATCTTTTATCTCCCATTGTGGGGTTTTAGGTTGTTTAACCTTTACTTGTACTGGCTCTTCAACCAATACTTCTTTTTTCTTTTTTGCCATGATATAATATAATTAAATAGTTAAAAATAAACCTAAAGGCGCCATAAAGACGCCTTTGGTTTAAAATATGCGCGCATTAAGATAATGCAGCAGCAATTGTAATAGCGCCTACAGCTGTTACTTCAGGAACAAGATATTTTGTGTTTGTTGATAAATCATCACCAACAACAATAAAATTATCCGATCCATCAACATTAAAACCTTCATGTGTATGAATAGCTTTAATTAGAGCCTGCATCGCATCTTTGTGGTCATTTGTTCCAACTGTTAAAACAACTGAATCATTATTAACCACATTACCATCTTGGCCGTCTCCAGCGTTTCTGATTTGTGGTTTAAAAAATAATGTTAAAGCTGTGTCACTAGTAGGGTGCATACCAACAAGACTTGATAAAGGAAACAAAGCTGATTGAGCTGAATCATCATCATCTGCAATTGTAGCTTGTGTTCTAAAATATAGATATTTTTCCATTTTATATTTATTTTAAATTGTTAATAATTTGTTTTCCTACTATGATTCTTTTAACAGAACAAAGTTGTTAGCACCTTGTACAATTACACATCTTTCAGATAAGTAATGTATTTCCATGATATCATCACCAATTGTAGCAGCACCAACAGAACCAGTTACCCAAGACTTCATTCTTCTGTCATCAGTTTGAGAAGCTCTATATCTTACGTGCAAGAAAGGTCTTTTAATGTTTCTACCTAATTGTTGATCATATACGCTAGAAGTTCCAGCAGGTACTAATAATCCAGAGATATCTCCAAAACCTCCTCTACCAGCAGCATCATTTAGGTATTTCCAGTCAGACTTATAGAAGTCATAAGAACCTCTTCTAAATCCTGTAAATCCTAAATTAAGCGCCATATCAGATGAGTTTTCAAACACACCAAAAGAAGCACCTTGTTGGTAACCAGCATTTAATCCAGCTAACATATCGTCAAAAGTAAGAGCTAAAGATCTGTTAACAAATAACATGTTTTCTTCAATAGCACCTTGCTTATCAAGATTTTTTAGTAACACATCAAAGTCAGCTAAAGTAGCTAAATCTTCAAATACATTACCTCTTTCAGTAACTGCAGCAAATACACCTTGAGAACCATTAATGTTAGTTTCTCCAGCAGCACCTGATCCAGCAGCTGTTAATTCAGCTTCAACCATTGCAGTTTCTAAATAATCTTCAAATCTTAATCTAGTTTCGCTAGCAGACTTCATATACCAAGAATATCCAACTTGTCCAGACTCATCAGTAGTTTCAACCCAACCAATTCTAGCAGTATCAGAACCATCAATTTTAAAGTGATCTTTAATAATCATTGGTCTGTTGTTATACTGTTGGAACTCAGGCTTAAGTTCTCCTACCATAGATGCAGAACCTTTTGCAAATTCAGAACCGTATACAAAAATGTTAACAGCTTCGTCATCAGAAAATACTACAGTAGTAGCTAAATCTGCTTGAGTATAAGGCTCAACTGCAATAGTGTGACTGTTAGATCCTGAAGTAGAAGCACTACCATCGTTAGTACCTGAATCAAAAGTTACTGCTCTTACATAACATTTTACTGTTTTAAGACCAGTAGCAGCATCAGTAACAATAATAGTATTACCAACTCTAATTGAACAGTTTAACTGCTCACCAATTAAAATAGTACCACCGTTAGAATCAGCATCACCAACTTTAACGTGCTTTCCAGTTGTGCTAGAGTTTTTATAAGCAATATGTAATCTGTTTTGCTCAGACCAAATTACTTGATCAGACTGCATTGGCATTTCAGCGCCAACCATCTGTAAAAATCCACCAAGCATACGGTTTCCGTATCTTTCAACTTCTTGCGCGTATAACTCAGGTAGATATTGTTGTGCCCAACCTGCAGTATCAGAGCTAGTAAAATCAATATAGTTTTGATTGCTAACAACTGGAGTAGGGCTTGGCGTAAGAGAAAATGATCCTCCTAAGCCTAAAGACGTATTAAATCCCATTTTGTTTTAATTTTAAGTTATTATTTATTTCTAATTTTAAATTTTAACCTAGAACTATCATCACCGCTTAAAGCTCTAACTTTAAAACCTCCAGCATTTACTACAGGTGTTACTGATCTTGGAGACATATCAATGTTTTTAGCTTTCATTGTAGTCTCTTTTATAGCATCAGCTTTACCTTGATCGTAAAAATGCCTTACAATTTTATCAATGTTTTTAGCAGCATATAAAGCTTTATGGTAATTCTTAGCATCTTTCATCATATTGTTTTCGTCAACGTACTCCGATACGAAATTTAAAATATCACTTTGATACTCTCTAGTTTTTTGCACATCATTTACTTTAAACCTATACGTCTTTTCGCCCACGTTAAAATCAAAACCTTTGAAATTTTGGTTAAAAACATTGTCGGTTACTTTTTTAAAGTGATCTGCACTAGCTTTTTGTGATTTACTTAAAGCTTTTTGTTCTTGGTTATATTTATTGTAAAAACTAACAGCCTCTTGTTGATCTTTAGTCAACTTAGAACCCAACTTGAGTTCTTTATAGTATTGATCTTTAAGTCCAACTAAATGTTTTTTAGCTTTTGCAATTTCTTCTTTGAAAGCCAATTTTTTCTTTTTTATTTGCCTTGGCTCATCAAGTTCCTCATCATATGTAAAATTATCTTCTATTAAAAAGCTTATTTCTTCCATATTTAAATGAGGTTTAGTCGTTTTGTAATATTCTATTAATAAACTATCATTGTCTACATTAGAATAATCAGCGTTTAACCTAACATAATCTTCTAAGCTACCACCAGTTTCTTCCATAAAATTAACTAAACTTTGTAAATTTTCAGGTACTACTACTTGTGGTTGCTCTAATATTGGTTCTTGCTCAATAACTGGCTCTTCTATTTGTTGAGTTTCAGTTAAAATTTCTTCTTGTGTAACTTCTTCAAGAACTACTTCTTTTTCTTCTTCACTTTGTCCGGTAAGCTCTTCAATTTGCTTTTCTTTGTTTTCTTCAGAAACTTCTTCGCTAGTTCCGGATTCGTCGCGAACAAGTACCTCATCTGCGCTCTGCTCTTCAGTGGACTCATTTTGTTCTTGAAATTGTTTTAATTTTGTTAAATCTAACTTCACTGTTCCGTCTTCAGACATTTCGCTATAAGAAATATCTTCGCTAACAGCTTCAGCTTGCTCTTCAACAGGTTGTTCTTGTGTTTCTACCTCTTGAATAACTTCTTCTTGTTTTTCAGTATTTTCCATGATATGATATTATATAATTAGTAAATTACCTAGGTTCAAATTGTTCTAGGCCAAAACCTTCTAAATTATCAAATCCTGCAGATTCAAAATTTTTAGGTCCTGTGTCTTTTTTTCTTTGATCAATTAACTCGCTTTGTTGAGTTGCTTGTATCTTAGTTCTTTCGTCTTTACGATCTTCTTTTTGTTTTTCTCTTTGTTTTACATTTTCAACCTCAGCATTTCTTAACTGCATGTTAAAATTAAACTCTAATTCCATTAGCTCTTTTTTAATTGCAGCTTCTTTTTCCATTTTTTGAATATCAAACTGAGACTGTGCTTGTGCTATTTGTACTTTTGACTCAGCTGCTATTTGTTGTTTTTGAGATTCAGCTTGCGCAGCTACTTGTTGAGCTTGTGCATTAGCTTGAGCTTGTGCTTGAATATTAGCTTGAGCAGCTTTTTGATCTGCTTTTTGTTTTTTCTTTCTACGTATTTTTAATAACTGATTAGCTAATTTTAAATTTTTAACTTCACGAATATCTATAGCATCTTCTAAATTTATTTGCTGTGACTGTAAAGCTATTTGTATATTATTTTCTAACATTTGTTTTTCTTCCTCATCAGGTGCTAATTCTAAAAATATACCAAAATCGTGTAAGTGTAAGCCAGATATTTCTTTTAGAGTACCAACATTAAATTTACCTATAGATTTTATAAAAGAATCTTTAGTTGGCGAGTATTCTAACACGTCAGATATTCTCATTGATATACATTCAGCCATAGAAAGTGTTAAAAATAAACTAGACTGCAATATGTGTCTTGTTGCTGTATTACTATTTGCAGCTGCAAGTTTTTGTAAACCAACTAAAGCGTTTTTATCAGGTTGACTACCGTCTCTAGCCTCGTTTAATCCTGTTACATCTCTTATCATTTGCAAATAATAATTGTATGTATTTATTAACGAAGATATTTTATTATTACCAGCACCGGTTCTAAGTTCTGATATAGGTACACTACCTCTATTAAAATCACCGTCTTGTGTCATAGATCTACCAATAACACTACCGGTTTGAAAATACATATTTAAAGCTTCTTGCGGATTGTAATTTGTACCGTTACCTAAATCTATTTCAGCAAGACCATCAGCATCTAAATAAACACCGTCTGGAACCATACGAGACATCACTTGCTGTAGTTTTAAATGAGTTAGCTGTATCATATCTGCAAAACCAGTTATTCTACTAACTAAAGACTCTATTCTACCTTGATACATTCTAGGTGCAACTATAGCATAGCTCATAATAGCTTTTGTAGTATCTGATTTAGGGCGCATCATATTTTTCTTTAACTCCCACTTTAATATTTTGTCTCCACTACCTAATACTTTTACACCTTCATATACTACTTCTATAACTCTATCAACTCTTTCAAACTCTTCGTTTTCTGGAGGATTAAAGTTATCATTTTTTTCTAACGCTTTTTTACCGCCAGTACTTGTGTTTTTTATTTTATAAACCTGATTTACATACGTCTTATATTCAAAATATAAAACTCTAATTACATTATTATCTTCTGATTTACTTCTATAATTAGAACTATTGTGATAACCACCATAATAACCAACATACTGTTTTATTTCTTCATCTGTTATTTGTGGAAACTCTTTTTTTAATTCATTAGCATAAACATCTTTAACTTCACCTACGTAATATATATCATCAAAATAAGGTGATTCTGTTGGTGAATACACTATATCTGCAGGATCTACGTAATCTATTTTTATGCCTTCGGCTTTATTAAAAGAACTTTTAACAGCACCAATACCTAAAGTAACTAAATCTTGATTAAATCTTCTAGTTATTAAATCATATTTGTTTCTATCAAAAACACTATTTATAGCTTCTTCTTCTGCTATTTCAATGCCTTGCTTATAATTTAACTGCATGTGTAAAGAAACTTCATCTTGATCTTCAGGAAGATCATCACCTTTCATATCAGATTTAAAAGTATCTACACCAAAACTATCTTTAACTATTTGTTTAAACTCTTTAGCATAAACATCACTTAATATATTATCTGCATATGCTGTTCTTTTTTGAATAGAAGCAGGATCTTGTGAGTATGCTTTAATATCATATGATCTATCAGACATGCCGTTTACAACTATATCTACAAATTTAGGTATAATAGGCACAGGTTTCCAGTCTAAATTAAGATATGATAAATCACCATTAATAGATAATTCGTCTTTATATTTTTTAATTGATTGCTCGCCTCTAGCATACAGTCTTAAACTATGAAAAGATTCTTTGAACATTCCATATCTATTATAAGAGCCACTAGTATTAAACCACTCATGCTCTATAGCGCTACCAACTTTTGAGCCGTACTCCATTGACATTTTTTCTATATCACTAACAGCTTGGCTGGGGAAAGAGTTTTTAGTACCTGTTCTAATCATTATTACATTATTTGAGATCTTACACCTCTATTGTTATATTTTTTAATACCGAGGTTTATTGATTTTATTGTTCTTTGTTGAGTTGGTTTATATAAGTTTTTATTACAAGCCATTAAAGCTAAACCAGAACTTATTGACGCGTCAAATTTAGTTCTATTATTTATATCAAATTTTGACCAATCTTCTAAAGTTCTATTAAAAAACATATCACCATAATTATCACTTAATTGTCCAACATAATTTTCAATATAACTTTCTATAGCAGCAGCATGAGCTTGCTTAATATCTTCACTTGAATTTGGTATACCACCTATTTCTTTTTCAGCAACAGATAATTTATTCCAAATTTTATCAGGTCTATTCATTGAATAACCTCTATAACCACGGCGCTTTAAATAATACAAAAGCCTTGGTTTATTGTTTTCTGCAAGTATAGGCATACCGTAAAAAACTAAAGCCATTAAAACATCTTCAAAAAATATTTCAGCAGTTTGCGGTCTTGCTACATATTCTAAAAATATTCTATTAGGCGGCGCGTTTTCCATGCTAAACTTTGTTACACCGTGCAAAGATCCGTTTGATCCTAACCTATCAACAGTACCTGATATATCGTAGCTATCACAACCAAAAGCGCCAACGTGTTCATTACCAGGATATTTAATACCGTTTTTAATTACTATTTTGTTTTGCATATTAACGTCTGGTATCCAACTTATTTTAAATCTACCATTGTTGCTAGGCATAAACTCTACAGTTGTATCTTTTACTCCATTACGCCACTGAAAACCTCCTTGTGTTACAACTCCAGACATTTTAATTTCTTCGTTATAATCTATTTGCTCGTATATTTTTGTTAAATTAAACAAGCTTTGTTTTGTTTCGTCTCTAAAAGCATGTTGTTCTGTACGTGGAAACTGTCTATAAAATTCATTTAAAGCATCTTGATCAGACTTTAAACCTTCTACTTCGTTGTTCCAGTAATCAATTACTCCATTTTTAATTTCATCTCCATATGGTCCAAAAACCTTTTCTGTTGGATCTTGAAATACAGGTAGTCCATAAGAATCAATGTATCCTTCGTAGTTCCATTCCATAGGTATGAACAAACTATATAGTCCTGAGCGAGTCTGT